TGCTCGCGCCAAAAAACCCTTTTTTTGAGCGTTTTGACCTAACGTGTCAAAGCGGTAGGCCCAAAATCTCATTCTGAGCCTCCGTACGGGTTCAGTATCCGCAGGGGGATGACCTCTGTAGCGTCTTCCAAAACCAGTTGGAGCACATCGATGCCTGCGTACATGAGTTGTTCAGCAGCATCGGCCTCGATGAACAATGATGCTCTCTCCAGCGAGTCGCGCCAGTTGTGACCACAGATGACATCTTGGACAATTCCTCGGACTTTCATCGCGATCCACTCTTCGTACCCTTCCCAATCGCAGACTTGCCTCAGAACGATTGGATCTTCAATTTTGATGATGAGAGTTGCGTTGACCGAGACAGTTTTGTTGTCAGCTGTGGTCAGCGTCTGGAGTCCAGTGTCTATTGGGACTTCACATTTGGGCCAATATTCTGCATGCGTAGTGACTGGTACATGAAACAGTGGTGAATCAAAGTGACTTACGCCTTTCAGCCAGGTATCACGCACTCCCCATTGATTGCTTGCAGGGCGTTGTGAGATCCTCGGAAACAAGTCGAATATCGGTTGCAAGACCGATGTCATCAGTTCTGAGAGGCTCATAACTACCTTTCTTTGAAAGCTTGGTAGTTTATGTCATCTTGCATGTAATCATACTCGATTCTTTCTCCACATGAGTTGCACGCAGCGTAGTCCCAATCTGCTGGCATCGATTTCTTGCATTCGCAGCATAGCCTTTCGCAATATTGATCGTCACTGAAATCAATAGCATCAAAGTTCTCTGCAAACTGCTTTCGTTTGACTGGCCTTGGCTTATCGCCTTTTCCGTTTGCCATATTATCTAAATCCTTCGTCTTGCTTGAATTGTCAGCAAAAGCCGTTATTTTCGGGGATGCAGTGCACTAATTCAACTTCCAAAACGCGGTGCGTAATGAGTCAAGAATTTAAGAACGAAATTGATCTGAGTGTTTCCAAGGGAATGATAGCAGAGGCAAAGCGTGGACTTGCTTGGCGTGAAGAGCACGGTCGCGGGGCTACTCAAGTTGGTGCAACCCGTGCTCGTCAGATCATACGCAACGAGGGTCTTTCAGAACGTACTTGGAAGCGTGTTTACTCATTCTTCTCTCGTCATGAGGTTGATAAAAAGGCCGAAGGTTTCAGCCCCGGTGAAAAAGGATATCCATCCAATGGCCGAATCGCGTGGGCCTGTTGGGGAGGTGATGCAGGCTTTGCCAGAGCCAAGAAGATTGTTGGTCAACTTGACAAAGAGGACTGAATTCACTTCAGTTCCTTTCGAGCCTTCCAAACTGCCGACCAATCAGCCTCACCATCTTGCATATCGTCGATGACTTCGAGCAGTTGATCAACGAGGTGCTCGCGTGGTTCTGGTGCTTTAGGTAGTGGATACCACATTTCAAATTTTTCGATGCAGTGCCACTTTTGGAGGACTCCGTTGAGTGTGTAGACATCACCTTGATCGTCTGCATCCTCAAATGTCGGAAGTCTGTCTGTTATCCATTTACTCATTACCCACCTCCTTACTCATTGCTCGTCTGCGAACCCTGTCTGGTAACTTCTAATTACGGACTGCAAATCCTTGACTTCCTCACGCAGTCGCTCGTTATCCTCACACAGTTGTCTAATTACGGACTTTGAATCCTTGTCTTTGTCAAGCAGCCGCTCGTTATCCTCACGCAGCCGGTCGCTGACATTAAGCAACCGCTCGTTTTCTGCTTTCAGTTCCTTACTCATCTTCCATCTCCTTTTCAAGTTCTTTTAACAGTCGCTTCAATGCTCTTTTCCCCTTTCTGGCTGCTGCACCAGCAGTATTCCCAGTGGCAAGGACGATCTCACTGTCGAACCCCTCCTCTCCATCCATGAGTCGCAACTGATACTCTGGCTCAAAGTTCGTCGCGGTGCATGGCTCAAAGAACAGTATCTTAACCTTTACGTCTGCAATCTCACTCATCACCCACCTCCTTTTCGATGTCGTCGATCAGTTCGCGATCCCACGGGTCGTAAGCCTCGATGTACGGCACACACTTACCCAGCAACTCACGCAGTCGCTCGATCTCGTCACGCTGCTTGTTGATAATCTCGTACTGCACTTCGATCAGGGAGGTAACGCAATCAGATGTGTGTCTATCAATCTCTCCGCTCATCACCACCCTCTTTTCGATCTAAGAACCAAGCCTGTGAGGACCAGAATGACCCCGACGACAAACATCCAAAACTCAATCATCTGAATCACCCTCCGCGATGGTGATCTGACCATTGATGAAGTCAACAAGTTCAAACTTGTTACCGGGTATACTTGCAGACTCAATGATTCCTGAGAGTCCATCCCGCTTGATTCTTGCAAGCCTTTTCAGCGATTCATGCTGATTGGTCTTGTAGCGTGTTCGCTTTCTTCCTCGTTTGTCCAGCCAGGTGATTTTCCAGACTTTCATCTGTTTCTCCATTTGTGGTTGCGTGTTCTTGATTTCTTCTTGCGGCCATCGATATACGATGCTAACCGAGTTTGTTGATAGTATCTAGGGTGAAAACTCAAGTCAAAACGTGTGTTTTGATTTGGCTTGTGGTCGCTGACTCTGACAGTCAGTTTTCTGTTTCCTCGCGAGGCATGGACGTACCTCGAAAGACTCTTTGGTGATCTCGTCGTTTTGACTTTCCAGCCTCTCTTGCGAAATGTCTCACAGACACTTCGGATAACTCTCGCGATAGCTTTCGCGTCAGTCATCAAGATCATCACGCAGTGGCGCAGTCTTGATTGCATAGAGAGCAATCGCGGACAATGCTGCGTAGACTAGCAGTCCAGTTAAAAAGTATTGCATCATTCACCTACCTTGAAATTTGTCGAAACTCAATGTCGCCAGCGTTTTGACGCACGATGTATTCGGTTGCGTTAGTATCGCATACCACGAAACTGTTTGCGTTTGCAATAGGTTCCCACCAGAACAGTTTTTTGCCGGTTAGCTTGACCCAGAGTTCGACTGTCTCAGGTCTTCTGATTGAAGGCTGTTCTTTACTTTTTTTCATTGCATCAATCCATTTCTTTCTGTAGTCGTCTGAGTAAAATCGCCAATCGTGAATTTGCTCTGCTGTACGCAGGCAGCCTGTGCATACTCCGAGATCGAGCATGCACTTACCATTGCAGGGGGAGTTCACTCGGTGTGCTCCAGGTCGCAGTCAATTGCTTGCTGAACCAAGAGCACTGGCTCTTCTGTTCTCTCCACCTCATCGCAAATGAGATGCAAGAAAAGGATTTCATCGAGGATTGGCTTTTCGATGCGTAGCTCACGCTGCTCATCTTCGTTGGCAGCGTGGAACATTTCTTCCGCGTCTTGTTGCCAATCATGCATGCGTTCAAGTGCTTCGCAGAGGGCCTTGACGTACACTTTGCTTGCGTACACCTCTTTGCCTTGGAATTCATTAGGTTCCATATTGAACATGTCGATGAGTGCCTCGACTCCCATCGTGCCTTCGTCTTGGTAAATGCGTGCAAACTTTTCTCGCGTGGATGCACGGTACGCAGTGGTTCTCAGTTTCTTAGTCATCTCGTTTTCCTTTTTCATCGGTTGTGGTTGAAGTCATCAGCAATGCTGATTGCAATTGTTATCATTCCCGCGATGGCAGGCAAAGTTGCCATCGTAATGATAAAATAACTGTAGAAACTCATGATCTCTTCCTGATCTCGTAAAGTTTTTTCATTTGACTAGACAGTTGCTCTCTTTCCTCGTCTGAAAGCTCTATCGTCATGATGATTTCCCAAATTGAATCAATCGCACGATTTACTGTTCTCCAGTCTCGGCTAGGCATCTTTTTCTCCTAATCCTGCTTCTCAATTTTTTTTGTTGAAACTGCACGCAAGCATTTTTCGATATCACCTGAGATCAAAGTCTCGCGGAAAATTCCCCAGCGGATTTTGACATGAGGGTAATCTTTTGAAGATTTACACTTTGCTTGCATGTTGCGTAGAACTGTTTCAAGTTCCTCAAACCTGGCTTTCTTGTCGATGACCTCGCCTTCGTAAGATCCCAATGACTCACGAAAGTCGAAACTGACTGTGTAGCTAGTCATTCAACGAGTCCCATCGCGAGAAGATTGTCTGGACCTTGAACTTTGCTTTCCCCGCAAGATTCGCAGGGGTAGTTGTCAGCATCTGGTCCGCCAAGTTAAGCTCACCTCGAAGCTCAAGAGCATGGCCTTCGGCTTCGGTTTTGAAGCCTCGCCTAAACCGAAACGCCATGGCTATTTCGCCTTCCGTGTTGTTGCGAACTGTTCGTAAAGCGCCTTCACCGTTGCCTCGATCGCCGCCTTTGCTTCGGGCGGAAGACGCGGGTCTTTCCGAAACTGAGCGGTCACGTTGGCAAGAGCGTCTGTGGTGGCAGTTTTCTCGCCGTCAACAACCATAAAGCTATCGGCCGATTCGCCAGACCACGCCAATAGCGAGACCAGGCTATCCACATCGGGCCGTTTACCTTGGGCCATCCGCGTCAGCGTCGAAGGGCTCACGCCCGACTCCTTCGCGACCTGTCGCCAAGTCGCGTCTCGTTGAATTCGATGTCCATCCAGAACGGCGAAGAATCCTTCCGCGTCGAACATGCCTCTTGGCATTTTTGACTCCATTGGTGGTTGACCGGAAAACCGAATATAGGCACTTCCCCGACCTAAAAACAAGGGCAGATGGGCCATTTTTTTCATATCTCTCTGAGGCCGCAGAATGCCCCATCCTGCCCATTTTGCCTAAATCGTGTGTGATGAGACAGGATTTTGATCCAAAGGCCACACAGAGGCTCTCAGGTGGCTAGGATCGACTGCGGGATCTGGAACGCTAGGCCGATTCACTAGAAACCAAAAAAGCCAAAATCCATTTTCACGTTTTTCCGTTTTTTCAGACCCCTAAACACGATCAAGCAAAGAAAAGAAAGAAGAGACAAAGGGTATAGATGAAAAGTATGAAAATATATATATTATTATTATTATTACGTTATTTACGCTCTTTCTGCGTTCTTTTTTTTCATGAAAACGAGATGAAAAAGACCGTTTTTCAGATTTGATATTGCCTCGGATGACCATCCGAGTAAGATGCTCTACCCCCCGATTGGTGAGACACTCCGTCGAACCTCGTCCTCAACCACAGATTTTCAGACCATGAAAGTTCAATATTCAGAAATTCCAGATTCGCTAAAAATCATCCCTCGATGGCATCTCTGGAAAGACGTTAAGGGAAGAAAGATCCCCATTCAGGCTACTTCGGGGATGAAGTCAGCAAGGTCAAATGACCCGTCAACTTGGACGACTTTTGACATTGCAGTCGAAGCTCACAAGCAACTCAGCCGCGAGCATGACAACCTCGGATTGGCTTTCGAGATCGGAACCCAAGATTGCGATCATCCGGTGACCGGCTTTGATTTCGATGACTGCTTTACTGAGTCAGGTGAGATGCAACCTTGGGCCAGAGAGGTTTGGGATCTCATCAAGCGTGATTGCTACGCGGAGGTATCCCCCAGCGGAAAAGGGTTCAAGGCACTGGTTGCTGGAGAAAAGCCGAAAGGATTCCGTTGCAGGAATATCATCGAAGGAACTCAGGCTATCGAGGTCTACGGCAAAAGTAGATTTTGGACAATCACAGGAGATGTGATTCCCAATGAAGGAAACTTCGGGAAAGACGATCCCGACATGCTACGCAATGCCGTTAAGGTTGCACTCAATCAAACCAACGAGCAACCTGAACCACAACAACAAACTGTCATGCCTTCGGGTCAGTCGGGTGTTGAACGTGCAACCCTTTACCTTTCTAAGATCGGCCCAATCTCGGAAGGAAGCAGAAACTCTTCACTATTCGGCCTTGCTGGTCATTTGTTTTCATTCGGCCTTGAATCTTCGATGGTGATTGCACTGCTTCAGCAGTGGCAACTTGCGAATGTCTCACCACCATTGACTCTCACTGAGGTCACAAGCTTGGTGAAGTCGTCAAACAAGAACGGCACGCCGAGGGAGCCAAAGGGTGAGTCAGAGTTCAGGTATGAGCCTATTGAGCACACTGATGAGATGGTGCTCGATGTTAGACAACTTTGGGAGTCTGCGCAGTCGAGAAAGAAGTATGAGCTCAAAGATGTAGACTTCTACGCACCTGGCTTAATCTCGGAGATCATGCAGCGTAATAAAGAGCTTGCTGAGTCATGGTTACCAGAGCTTGCGTTTGCTAGTGCTCTTGCAACCATGTCCGCTATCACCTGCGGAAAAGTCACTGCTGAAGGCACGCACCCAAACCTTTTCATGGTCGGCCTTGCACCATCGGGTGCAGGCAAAGACTTTGGCCGCAAGCTCACGCGGGACACCCTCTATCGTGCAGGTTTCTCTGATGTGCTAGGTGCCGAAGTGCTCTCTTCCGGCGAGGGGTTTGTGAAATCACTTGAGACTCAGAACGTGCAACTCTTCCAGCTTGATGAGATAGCAGAGATGTTCGGTGAGATGGGTGATGCTAATCATTACATGGCAAAGACCGGCAAACTTCTTAAGCAGGCTTATTCATCGTCCGGTGATCCAGAATGGAAACCCAATTGTCGCGCCGATGCAAAGAACAACATCATAGTGCGCGAACCGTTTCCGATCATCTACGGGACGACGACTCCTGATCTTTTCTATTCGCGGTTCTCTCCTGACAGCGTGAACGATGGACTGCTAGGTAGACTGCTGATATTCAGTCAGGAGAATTACGACATTTCACTCGGACGCATCTACCAGCAGATGACTGCAACCGAGAGCATCGTTGATAAAGCTAAAGCTTGGAACGATGCAAGTTCTCACGGCAATTTGCCTCCTGAGTCGTTTCCCGGCAATCGCCTGAACTGGACATTCAGTAAAGATTCAAAAAACGAATTGCTTGCTCTGTCTGATGAGATCAAACTCAACTCAACACGCGGGAAAGAAAACACAGGACTCTGGAGGCGTACCGCAGACAAAATCCAGAAACTTGCACTCCTCTTCGCGTGCTCACGGCTAGGACCAGTCCAAAACGGAGTCGTCGAGGTGGCCGATACCCTGCGTGCAATCCTCATCGTCAAACGCCTGACCTACCGAAGCATTCACAAGGTTCAAACAGAACTGGTGAAGTCACAAGCTGACGCAGATCGTCAAAAAGTGCTCACTGCACTGAAGAATCGCGGTGGTCGGATACCAAAAGGCCGAATTAGCGTTTATGACAAATTGTATAAAAAGACCCGAAAGGATGTCATCGAGGATCTGCTTGAGTCAGATCGGATACGACTTGAGCAGGGTAAAGACGGCATTTTGTATTACGCATTGGTCAGTTGACAGCCACATGCTTGACACTTTGGGTCATCTGGCTAATATAGGTGCATCTCCTTGTGGTTGAGGATAGTCTGGCAGATGAGAGAGTGGTATGGAAAGGCGAGGGAAAGCCCCGGCACATCCGACCCTTGCGAAAATCGAGGGTCACTATAAAGAAAAAGCAAGAACAAGAATCTTGCCTATCGAAGCTATCGATGGTCGCCCCAAACCCTCTCTCGTCTGTCAGGCAGATGATCTGACTCTCCAGATATTTGAGGAAACCTGCGATTCTATGCAGAAGATGGGATGCCTCAGTGAACAGGATGGTCCCATCATCGAAACCTACGCATGTAACTATCGAGAGTTGCTGCTGTGCATCCAAGCCATGCGTAAAGACGGGATAGAAATCGAAAGCCAGCGAGGTGGTGGTAAGAGCACTGTCCACGCAGTGAATTATCATCGCTTTCTGGCGAATCACATGAAACTGCTGCAAGAGCTTGCACTGACTCCATCAGCGCGGACTCGCTTGGCTACACCACAGGGTCCGAAGCAGAGTGACAAGGTAGGACAGTTGCTTGAAAAACTAGGCGGCAAGTAATGTCGTTTGATTTCGAGCACTACCAACCAATGGAAGAAATGGATCAGTACATTGAGGATGTGCTCTCTGGTGAGATCCGAAGTTGCAAGACAGTCAAAAATGCAGTCGAGCGTCACCTCCGTGATCTTGAAAAACAACGCACCGATGACTTCCCGTACTACTTTGACCGTGACTACGCAGAAGCAGTCGTTTCGTTTTTTCCGGTGATGATCAAACACTCTATCGGGCGTGATGTTGGTCAACCGTTGGTGCTCCAGCCTTGGCAAGTTTTTGCTGTTGCTTCAATCTTCGGCTGGAAGAAAACATCAGATGACTGCCGAAGATTTTCCAAAGCAATGGTTTCTCCTGCACGCAAGAATGGTAAGTCAACGCTTGCTGCTGCCATTGCATTGTTTGCTGGCTCGATGGATTACAACCCAGTTAGCAAAGGGTTTGAGAATGTAGCCCAGGTGCTTCTTGCAGCTACAAAAAAAGAACAAGCCAGTCGAGTTGTCTTTGCTGAAGCGTGTCGCATGCGTTCTCAGTCGGAAGAACTGTCTTCCATGAGCACGCTGAAGAACAACCAGATATTCTTCAAACACAACCAAGGCACAATCTTCTGCGTTGGCTCAGACAAACCACTCGATGGATTCTCGGCATCACTGACAGTCATCGATGAACTGGCAGCGTTCAGAAGTGATGGAGGTCAGAAAGCATTCGTCGAAACGATGTTGACACAAGGTGGTGCTAGGTCACAACCGTTGACTCTGTTCATCACCACAGCAGGCAACGACAACTCGTTTCTGTGGCTTGAGCAATACAACTACGGCAAAGGTGTAGTCTCTGGCGATTTCGACGATGAAAGCTACTTCTTTCTGAATTATGAACTCGATGAAGATGACGATGTCTACGATCCCGAAAACTGGATCAAAGCAAACCCGTGCCTCGGTGTGACCATCATGCCTGAGTACCTTGAAGACCAAGCCAAGCCTGCCAAGACAGATGTCATCGTTGAGCGTCGATTTAAGAAGTATCACTGCAACATCGTGACATCAAGCAACTCTGCTGCTTTCGACTTGGAACAGTGGGATGCTTGTGCAGGTGAGTTCTCAGACTGGGAAGATGCTGATGCAGTCGGTTGTGGCGTTGACCTCGGAGGACGCGACGACTTGGCCGCATTTGCACTGGTGGCTCGATTTGAAACCGGGGAGTTCACGCAGGTCGATGAACATGCACCTGAAGTCCCGATCTACCGATACGAGGCCAGAACGTGGCAATACATCTCGACCGACACAACGCGGGACATCACGCAAAGACCGTTTGCTGACTTCGTCGAGAATGACCTCATCAGAACGACCAGGTTCCCTACCAATGAGTTAGAAAGGGATTTGCTGAGAGCATGTCAGAAGTATCGATGTTATGATGTTGCCTACGATCCTTACAACTCTCAGAGCACAGCAGAAAGGCTAGAAACAGAAGGTCTTGAGCCGGCATCGATGACGCAGTCATGCAGGTATCAAAACGAACCAATTCAAGAATTGCGTGCATGCATTGCTGATGGCCGGTTTCTGCACGATGGCAACCCCTGCCTGAAGTGGATGATAGGCAATGCAGTGCTTGTTCATGACCGTCAAGACAGAGTGATGTTCGATAAAAAAGCTTCGGCTGAGAAAATTGACGGTGTTGTTGCCATGACGATGGCACTGGGACGCGCGATGCATGCATCATCCAAATCAAATGGCTACTTCACATATTAGGATCGAAACATGTTTATCAGCAAAGTAGGTGAGATGTTTGCTCAAGCAACGTCAAGCCTGAAAAACCCTTCAGACTGGCTTGTCCAGATGCTTGGTGGTGGTGAGTCCTCCAGTGGCATCCCCATCACCATGCGTAGCGTCTTAGGTATTCCAGAGGTGTTCAACGCGGTCAGCAAGATCAGCGGTCACTTGGCCCAAATGCCTATCACCTGCAAAGAGATGAAAGACGGCAAGGAGATGCCGTTCCCAAGTGACTTCGGGGCCAAGGCAATACGCAATCCAAATGAGTATTTCACCAAGTTCACGCTGATTGAAAAAGTCATGCTCGATGCACTTTTGTACGGAAACGGAAGAGCCTACATCGAGCGTAACAGTCTCGGCCAGCCGATTGGCCTGCTTCCTATTCAAGCAGAAGACACAACAACCGTTGTTGCAGAAGGTGAACGCTGGCATCTGGTCAGCATTGATGATGGAACTGCTGTAGGAACTCTCAAAGCAGAAACCGGCAGAGATCGAACGATGTATCGACTTCCTGACCGCGATGTGCTCGTCATCATGGGACTGTCTCGAAATGGTTGGTGGGGAGAAAGCCTGCTTGACATCATGCGTGATCAGTTTGGGCTTGCCATAGCTGGTGCTGAAGCATCTGGCTCGACGTTCAGAAATGCAGGGCGACCAGGTTTACTGCTGGAAGCACCACGCGGAGCTTTCCGAACTGCCAAAGAAGCTCAAGACTTTTTAGATCAGTTTAACGAGGCTCACGAAGGACTCGATAATACTGGCAAGACCGGAATGATCAGAGAAGGCATGAAGGCACAGGTCTTGCCTCATGACACTAACAGCACTGGGTACGTTTCTCAGCGTCAGTTCGGGCGTGAAAGCCAAGCTATCATCTTCCTGCTTGAGACAGTCCTCGGTGACAACTCAGGTGGATCTTACAAGTCTGTCACAGAGCGACAGTCAGCGTACCTGACTAATTGCCTCGGTCGATGGATTGCAAAGATTGAGAACGAATGTGATCTCAAGCTACTTAGCAAACGTCAGCGGTCAGCAGGTTCTTTCAGGTACTGCATGGACGCAAGAAGTATCTACAACAACAACCTTGAGTTCCTTGCAAGCTACACATCAACCCTGCGTCAACAAGGAGTGATCTCAAGTAACGAAGTGCGTGCGATTCATGGAATGAATCCAGTCGAAGGTCTGGACGAGGATTACTACGCAGGTAGCGGAAATATCCCACAAGACAACGACCTTGCAAAAGGTGGAGAAGAACCAGAAACTCAAATTGAGGAAGATCAAGATGAAACTTGAAACTAATCCAACAGCAAAAACCATCACCATGCGTGGTGGCATCGGTGACTTTGAAAACCATATTTCAGCAGATGACTTTTTGAGTGCTCTGTCTGAGCACGCAGGAGAAGATGTCACCATCTTGCTCGACAGCGAAGGTGGAAGCGTCACCGATGGATTGTCGATCTACAACGCAATTATGCAGTACAGTGGCAGCGTCACGGTTCATATTGACGCAATCTGTGCAAGCATTGCAACTGTCATTGCATGTGCTGCTGATCGCGTTGTCATGAACTCAAATGCAAAGTTCATGATTCATCGTGCTTGGACAGTCGCGATGGGAAACAGCGTTGAATTCCGAAGCATGGCTGACATCCTTGAATTGATGGATGCTGACATTGCCTCTGCCTACGGAGACAAAACCGATCTGCCTGAAGATGAACTGCTTGCAATGATGGAAGCAGAAACTTGGATGTCAGCAGAGCAGGCTTATGACCTTGGTTTCGTTGATGAGATCCACGAGATCAGTAGAAAAATGAAAGAACCTGAAAAGAAAGCTGAAGTCATCAGCCCGTTCTATGCAGCGGTTGCAGAGGCATCTGCACGCAGGATTCGCATGCGGTTGAAGTGTGATAATTGACAAAAATGTCAAAATAGAGTAAATAGGCAAAAGTGTGGACGGGCGCTACCGTCCGTTCAGCAATTTGAAAACAAGGATCAGAAATGAATCTGCACGATATTCAAAACAGGCTTGCTGAAATCTCGGTCGATGTGGAAGCATTGATCGAGGTT